AATGCCCAGCTTAATCCTAAGATTAAACGATTACGTTCACCACGAGACAAGTTGTCAAAGTCTAGATCCTGTCCTAATTGTGTGATCTCAACGTTTAAGTCGTTCAAGAAACTTACTTGATGCGGCAACCCCATCTTATCAAGATAGTAGGTTAATCTATTGTTCAAGTAAGCAAGGTTTTGATCTATAATCTTCTTACGAATAAACGAATCCTTATTTGTCAGTAACTTTAACAAGAACTCCTGATGATCCTTCATTGTATTCAACAGATTAACATTATCCCAAGATATTTCTTGAATAGCTGTGTGTCTAAGATCGTCAATTTGTTCTTGATAAGGATCTGTTTCTTGTTGTCTTGTGGCTAATGCAGTTTCTAAACTAGCAAGATTGTTTTGATGCTTCAGTGCTTCTTCAATAGTGTCATAATAAGTCTGCGGTCTACCATTGATATCACCAATGGTTTCTAACTCTTGCATGACACTGGCATAGCTGTCGCTAACACCCTGCAGATAAATCATAGCATCTGCTAGATTCTTCTCAGCTGTTGCAGACATTTCTTCGTGCTTATGTGTATGCAAACCTTGTTCACAAGCAGGACAGGTCTTGTTTTTTAACTGTTCTAGTTCTTTTGTGTATTTGGTTACTGATTTGTCTGCTTGTATTACAGCAGTTTCAAGTGTTGACTTTTCTTTATTAAGACTTTTAATCTTGGCAGCATGTTCTTCATACTGTTTTAACTTGGCATGTTGCGTTAACTCTCGTTCAATGTCTACACTTTGAAGTTCTGTAATTGATTCTGCAATCTTTACACAGTCTGTCTTTTGTTGTGCATACCAAGCTGACTGCCTAGTTTCTAATCCAGTAATGCTAATTTGAATCTTGTCGTTAGATTTCTTAGCAGCCTCAATATCTGCAGATTCTTGAAAGATATTTTCTTTTGTCAGTCTAATCTGTTCTTTAAGCGTATCTGCTTTCTCTGATAACAGAGTAATACCCAGTAACTGTTCAATAATTTCACGTTGCTCATTGGCTTTTAAACTGAGAAACGGTTCTGTATAGGTGTTAAGAGCTACAATATGTTTAAACATATCGTGGCTCATGCCTAACAATTCGTCAATATCCTTCTGCGTCTCACGCATGTCTCCTTGACTATCGTCAGTTGTCTCTGCGCTCTGCTCTTGATTATTAACATAGAACTTCATGATTGTAGGTTTGCGCCCACGTTCAATCTTATAATTGTTACCGTCCTTATCAAAGGTTAAGGTAACCAGCATGTTCCTGTTGTTTATCTTATTAATTAAGTTATCTTTCTTAATATTAGTAAGAGCAGTGCCGTATAGAGCAAAACTTAGCGCATTAACAATGGTAGTTTTACCTGTACCATTGCGGCTACCACTGTCATCACCACCTTGATCTAAGTTTTCACCTAGTACCAGTGTTAGTTGTTCTCTGCAAAAGTTCACAGCCTGGGTCTGATTACCCACGCTCATAAAGTTCTTAACTGTTAAATCTTTAATTTTAATCATAGGCTATTATAAATCTCCAACAGGATCTTTTTATCAAAAGTATCGCTTTCAATATTAACAAGCTGATTGGAGACAATCTGATCTACACTTTCAAATGCCTGTATGTCAATATCTGTGTTGATCTCAATATCTTTCTTTTCTGGAATTAATGTAAGTTCACGGATATCATAATCCGTCATAAACTTCTCTTTGATAAAACTAGCTTCTTCATAGCTAATATCAATATCTAAACTAACACGCAGATGTTGATTAGGTTTAATAATTGTATCTGCGTTGTCAATTAATTCGCTTAGTTTAACCGTACGGAATGTAGGTTGCATAGGCCAGGTGTGATATTCTGGTTCTCCACCCCATTCTAAAATCATCATTCCTCGATCATCGTCCCAGTTATCTGCGTAATTATGAGGGAATGCATTGCCAATATAGATCATATTGCGCTGTTGCTGACGTTTATGGAAGTGTCCACTAAAGCCAAGTTCATAACCTTTAAAGCTGTCAAGGTTAATTTCGCCATGATCTGGCATCTGTATCATTGCGTTCATAAAGAAGCTAGGTAGTTCAAAGTGACCAAAGATATATTTGCCGCCTTGCTTGCCCACAGTCTTCCATTCGTCGCCTACAAGCCACGGACAAAGAGTTACGTCGCCAACAGTCATAGGTTTATGCACTACGGTGATGCCTGGAATATACTTGCCAAACTCTACTGAGTGGATGTCACGCTTGTCTTTGTAGTAAAGATCATGATTACCTGGAAAAAAGAAAAATTGATCAAACGCCGCACCAAGTTTTTCTAAAGCCCTAAGGCTATAGTCCATGGTAGTAATGTTAAGACTGTTACGGTTATGGTGCCAATCGCCCATAAAAATACCTGTGTCACATCCTTGCTCTTTAGCTTTGGTAATATACCAGTCAACAAAGTCTTCGCAGTCTTGATTGTGTACTTGGCTGTTAGACTTTAATCCAAAGTGAATGTCCGTGAAACAGGCTACTCGTTTAAAAAGGTTACTCAATATAGTATCTCCATTAGACTATTATAGTTGTTTTACGCCTACAGGTCAATCAGTAGTTTCGTCGAATCGTTTGACAGCGGCAGCATGTTCGCCTTGTCCAGTTCTTGAGTAACTTGGGTTCATACCGTTGATCTCTAATAGGTCATCACGGATGTTTTGATTACGCTTTTCTAAGTTGATAATACGAACAAAGCTGTTAGTAACTGCGGCTGTAAAGTAGGCAAACGGGTTATCTGATTTTGATTCATCAAACTGTAGACCAATCTGAGTTAACTGTAGAATAGCCTGTCCACGCATTTCATCGTTGTAGGTATAGCCACGGACGTTACCACGGGTAGCATAGCGTTCACATAGTTTAATATACATGCGAGCCAACGTATTGGTAATTTGCCCGTGGTCTTTATTAAACTTGCCTTTTTCTAAATCACCCTTCCAATGGCTTTTTCCAACACATACTAAGATGTCGTTTTCGTCAAACTTCCAATGTTGGAACGGCGGAAAGTTTACTTTGTCTCTATGGTCAGCAAGTGTTTTAGGATTCTTTTTACGAGTATTGTTAAGCGGAATATGATCAAATGTCATAATACGGAATACAACATCCGTTTTTGCAATTTTCTTATAGTCGACTTCTGTGTCTGCTTGTTTAACTTTTTCACCAAGCGCCTTGCGCCTTTGGTATTCTTCGTTACCTTGACGTTTGGCCTGCGCTCGTTTAGCTTCTGCTATAGTACGAATATTGACTTTATCAATGTTGGGCAAGATAAGATCGTATCTATGATATTCTGGCAGTAAGAAACTAGAAAATGTGTTCTTACTTTTATGTATTTCTTCTAATAGATCTTTGTTATTGAGATAATTAACTTTCATGTTAGTCCTGTGTTAAGCTATTATAAACTATGTACTTAATTTTGTCAACTAAATACACTATCAAAGGAGTCCAAAATGGGATTTGATTTAGGTAGCGGTTTACGCACAATCACTGGCGCTGCAGCTTCTATTGGCTCTGGTGCTGTGCAAGCAATGGGCACACTAAACACCATTACAGGAACTGCAAGTAGGATTTCAGATGCAATCAATAATGTATCTAGTTCAGTGGACGCAGTATCAAACCTTAGAAGTTTTAACTTACCTGCCGGAGGAGATCCCATAAGTCAATTTGCCTCTGGCGCAGCACTATTTACTAATGCCGTCGGCACAGTAGGCAATCTTGCGGGCGCAATTGGTGGCCTAGCCAGTGCGTTAGGCGGAAATGGAGGCGGAGAATGGCGAGCAAGACTAACAGGTAGAATTGGCAATTTGGTATTTCCATATACACCTACTATTGGTATCAGCGGTGGAGCCAGTTATGATGAGCAACCAATAACACACAGCAACTATGCGTTTTATGCGTGGCAAAACAGCAAAGCAGAACAAATTTCAATCAATGCGCCTTTCTATGTAACAGATTCTGTAGAAGGACAAGCATGGATTAAGGCAGTAACCTTCTTAAGAGCCAGCGTTAAGATGTTTCCAGATGGCAACCCGCCGATTATTTTAAAATTTAATGCCTACGGAGATCACGTATTCAAAGATATTCCAGTTATTGTAAAAAGTTATAGCGTTGATTTACCTAACGGAGTTGATTATATTGCCTCAGGTGCAAGCCACGTACCTATTAAAAGTTCATTTAACGTGACACTACAGCCAATTTACAGCAGAGAAAAAGTTAAAAACTTTAATTTATATTCGTTCGTCAATGGCGGCTCAGCAGGATTTGTATAATGGCAACTTATTCAGAAAACAGTCCTTGGAAAGACACTCCTATTGTAGAAAACTATCTAAGTTTTTTATCTATTCGTCCAGTGCCAGCAGAGCCTGATGATTTTTTATACACAATCGAATCACAATACACACATCGTCCTGATCTATTAGCTTACGATCTTTACAAAGATGCTAAACTATGGTGGGTGTTTATACAACGCAATCTAGATACACTTAATGATCCAATTTATGATTTCATCCCAGGAGTACAGATATACATACCTAAAGGAAGTCGCCTAACTAAATTGCTAGGATTATAAAATGGGATATTTTGATAAGGTTTCTAAAGCAGCAACCAATGTAGTTTCAAAAACAAATCAAGTAGTTGGCGGAGTTAATCAAGCAACTACTAGTTTGTCTGCAATTACACAAAGTGCATCAGCTATAAGAAGTTCTGCATTAAACGGAATTACCAATGTTGGTACTGGAGTAACAGGCGCACTGGCAGGAGTAGCAGGCACCGCCGCAGGTATTGCCGCAGGAGTAGCAGGGTTATCTTCAGGCCTTCAAGGAGCTATAAGAGCTGCAGGAACTCTCGCAGGATTATTTGGTGCTGGGGATATTAGCGGAAACACTACAGGTACTACTGAAGCAAATCCATTGCACAAATATGCATCTTACACTTACATGTTTGGATTGTATGCGCTCACCGACGGAGAAGTCAACGGAGGAGTTAGAGGAGGCGGCCTTCCTATTATTCAAATGCCTACAGGAGCTCCTGATCAAGTTGGCGCAACTGTTTTTATAGACCAGGTAAGAATGTCAGGAGTAGTTGGCCTAGACCAAATGCAAGGTAACTCAAACTCCACTGAAATAAATTTCAAAGTAATTGAGCCATATAGTATGGGACAGTTTTGGGAAACACTACAGGCTGCCGCATTTCGAGCAGGCCACGAAAACTATACTGATGCTCCTTTCATGTTAAAATTAGAATTTAAAGGACACTTTGGTCCAGACGAACTCCTAAAGACTATTCCTAAAACAACCAAGTACTTTCATATTAAACTAAGAGAGCTGAGTATGCGTGTTACTGCCAAGGGCTCAGAATATGAGGTATCTGCATTTCCGTGGAGTGAACAAGGGCACTCAAATAGCTTTGCAGAAATTAAAACAGATGCAAATATTTCTTGTAATCAAGGCGGCCCCTATACAGTTGCTGACCTTTTACAAAAAGGCGAAAAAAGTCTAAAAGAAATTATCAATAAAAAACTCAAAGACGACAAAGATAGAAAGAAAGATGTAGAGTACGCTCACGAAATTGATATTGTATTCCCTGTTGCACCCTACACAGGTAATGACACGGGCAATGCAATTGGAACTGCAGATCTAGGCTTTGGAGTGTTTAACAAAGCAGGTACTCCTATGGCAAAAGACAATGCAACTTATGATTCCACAACTGGAATTTATAAACGCGGCGAAATTACTATTGATACTAAGAATGCAGATTTTAAATTTGCACAAGGTTCTAAAGTACAAGATATTATCAATCAAGTTATTCTAGTCAGTGACTATGGAAGAAAAGCTCTAGAAGAAGCTAATCAAACACCAGACGGAAAAATTATTTGGTGGCGTGTTGAAACACACGTACATAATATTTCTCCTACTGATACTCAAACAGGCGAAAAAGCTAAAAAAGTAATCTTCCGTGTGGTGCCTTATCAAATAGATGCAGCAATCTTTTTTCCAGCTAATACAAAATCTAACGCTGAATTAGTAGTTCCTAAACGAGAATTTAATTATATCTACACTGGACAAAATCATGATATCTTAGATTTTCAAATAGAATATAAGTTAGGATTCTATAGACAGATGTTATCTGGTAGTTATGAAGCTGAAGATAAAGAGCTAGCCAGTGCAGTTAGCAGTGCATATCCTTCACCCGCAGGAGCAACTACAGGTGAATCGCAACCTAAAGGCGGTTACGGACAAGAAAAAGTTCGTAGAGATGGCACAGAATCAACTACAGGTAAACGTGGTGGTGCAATGGCTCCTGACGACGCTGCTACTAGAGCTGCCCGCCAGTTTATGGATTTAGCCACACAAGGCAAAGACATGCTAAATTTAGATTTAAAAATTCTAGGCGATCCATATTTTATTGGTGACAGCGGCATGGGTAATTTTACACTTGAATCAGCAGGAAATGGAATAAACAAAGAAGGGTCAATAGATTGGCAAAAAGGACAAGTAATGGTACGAGTTACATTTAGAACTCCAAACGATATAAACACTGATACTGGTATGTATGATTTTAAAAATTCTAAAGCAGTGAGACAATTTTCTGGAATATTTAAAGTGCAAGGTATAAGCAGCGAATTCAACAAAGGTAAGTTCACACAAGTATTAGGATTAGTTAGACAACCTGGACAAGATAGTGAAACACCGGGCAAGTATCCTAAGAAAGAACCTATGCCGTATGATGCAGCAATAGGCGGAGCATAACACATGGCAGAAGAATTTAGATCTGGAGTAAACTCCTCAGAATTATCACCTGGTCCTTTTATAGCTAAGATTATTAGCCACCTTGACCCTAGCTATATGGGCAGCTTAGAAGTACAAATACTTCATGAGTCAGGTAATGACGACTCACGTGAAGGACAGCTTAGAACTGTAAAATACTTAAACCCTTTTTACGGATCAACACATATTGACTATGTCTCAGACGATCCTGACACTCACGACAATACACAAAAAGCCTATGGCATGTGGATGGTACCACCGGATGTCGGCACTCTAGTAGTTGTTATTTTTATTGGCGGCGATCCACGTAAGGGATTCTGGATAGGGTGTGTTCAAAATGAAGATATGAACTTTAGCTTACCAGGTTATGCTGCTACAGAATATGTTGTTGATGACAGCAGAGAAACAGACACTGTTAAGACTAGAGTTCCTGTTGGTGAATATAATAAAATTATTCATCCTGAAACTCAAAGTGATACTACAAAAAAATTAAAACCAGAACATCCCAGTGCTCTTGCTTTAGAAAAACAAGGGTTGCTACAAGATGACATTAGAGGTATAACAACTTCTAGTGCTCGTCGTGAAGTACCTAGCATGGTATTTGGGATTAGCACACCTGGACCTGTAGATAAAGCAGGTAAACAAGGTAAAGTAGGTAAACACGAGCATAAGATTCCTAATGCTTTTGTTAGTCGACTTGGCGGCTCTAGTTTTGTAATGGATGATGGTGATGATAAGTTCCTGCGTAAAACGCCAGCTAGTGAAGGTCCTCCAGAGTATGCTGCAGTAGAACAGGATGAAACTGACGGCCAGAAAGACCTATTGCATAACGAATTAATTCGCCTGCGTACTCGCACTGGCCATCAAATTCTAATGCACAACACAGAAGATTTAATCTACATTGGTAATGCCCGCGGCACTGCTTGGATTGAATTAACCAGCGACGGAAAGATTGAAGTCTATGCCGAAGACAGTATCAGCTTTAGAACCAAACAAGATTTTAATTTCTATGCAGACCGTGACATTAACATGGAAGCTGGACGTAATTTTAATACTAAAGTTAACGGTGAAATGCACACTAATGTTGTTAAAGATCAAGTATTAATTGTTGATAGAGATCAGAAAATTCACATCAAACGTCGTCGTGATGAAACTATTGATGAACAACTTAGACAAACAGTTAATGATGATGTTAAGAAGTTTTATGCAAAAACTTACACGCATAATGTTGCTCAACGTATGGATTGGCGAGTTGGCTCACTGAGCCTAACAGGCGGTGCCCCTGGGTCTGCTCCGAGTTTTGCACCGTTTGATTCATCTCAATCATCGGGCGATGACCCTGTTTCAAATAACCCAGATGACACATCTCCAGTAGAAGATGTTAACGGAGCAACTCCTGACAGGATTGATATTAAAATATATCAAGACATGCGTATTGAACATATTGGCGTCAATGTTGATCACACTATTCGTGGCTACTTAAAGACTAAGATTACAGGTGCAGTTGATGTTAATACAGACTCAACTTGGAAGCATACTTCTTCTGGAAATATAGATATAAAATCCGGAGCGCATATTTTTAATACTTCAGCCGGAAGCAATGAAACTAATGCAGGCGGAAATATAATTGAGACTGCTCCGCAGATACATATGAATGGCCCAACTGCAGGGTCTGCACCGACTGCACAAATAGCAGTATTACCGGAAGAAGCTAGAACCACTGCCAAAGCTACTATTCCTCTAAATCTAAAAACTCATGAAGTTGCTGATATGGCAACTCCTGATGCAGAAAGTCCAGTTAGCAAGACTGTAATTGTACGTAGAATGCCCACAGCTGAACCGTATCCGTTACATGAAAATTTAGATCCCATGCGATTTAAACCTGACAAATTAGATAGAGATCAAGATGGTCGTTATTCTGATTCTACTAGTGACATGGCTGAACCTGCTACAGTATGGAAAGAATACACCACTAAAACGGATACATTTGCTAAAGTAGCCCCTCCTGATCAAGGAGAGGGCGAGGGCGAAGGTTAAATACTACTATGGCAGCATCTAGATTATATGACAAGATTGTCCTAAAAGGCACATCACAAGGACAGGTTATTCCTGGTACTAAGACCTACAAAGGCTTTAGTACAATTTCTGCTGCCTCTGAGAGTTTTGCACTCTATGATTTGAATCTAATTAAACAAGACATGTTGAATCATTTTCATATTAGACTAGGCGAAAGGCTTGAACAACCTGAGTTTGGCACTGTTATTTGGGACGTATTATTTGAACCATTAACAGATCAAATTCGTGATATAATCATTAAAGATGTTGAAACAATTGTCAATTATGATCCTAGAATCCGTGCAGAACAGATAACAGTTACGCCTTATGAAACAGGCATACAGATTGAATGCACCGTGGTTTACTATCCCTACAACATACAAGAAGCTATACAGTTAAAGTTTGACAAAGCCAACGGCTTGTCTGGTATGTAATTAACTACACACATAATAATATACGCTAAATACTCAATAATTGGGAAAGCGTATGTCAACAACTGATAGACAAAATAGATTACTAGTAGCGGAAGATTGGAAACGCATATACCAGAGCTTCCGTAACGCAGACTTTCAAAGCTATGACTTTGAAAATCTACGTAGAGTTATGGTTAATTATATTAGGGAAAATTATCCTGAAGATTTTAATGACTATATTGAAAGCAGTGAATACCTAGCACTTATTGATCTAATTGCTTTTTTAGGTCAAAGCATTGCCTTTCGTATTGATCTAAATGCTCGTGATAACTTTTTAGAGCTAGCAGAACGCCGTGAGTCAGTACTACGCCTTGCTCAGTTACTAAGTTACAATCCTAAAAGAAACATTGCAGGCAGCGGATTATTAAAATTTACCACAGTTTCTACTAGTCAAAACGTCTACGACTCAAACGGCCGTAATCTTTCTGGACAAGTGATCAGTTGGAATGATCCTGCAAACGCCAACTGGTATGATCAGTTTATCAAAGTAATCAACGCATCCTTACCAGTTAATCGTCAGTTTGGAAATCCAGACGATAAGAATGAAATTTATGGTATTCCTACAGAACAATACCGCTTTCAAGCCAGCAATACAGATGTTCCAGTTTACGGATTTACAAAAGCAGTAGACGGCCGTGTATTACCTTTTGAAGTAGTTAGTACTACCTTTAAAGACAAAACAGAAATATATGAAGAGCCTCCAGCAGTAGGTAACAGACTGGCATTTATCTATCGTAATG